GCCGTCATCGGCGGCATCATGAAGCTGCCGAAGGGTATGCCGCTTCCGACGCTGACGAACGGCTTCATCATCTACGACCTCGACGCCGAGGACGCGGAGGACAAGATCGACGAGCTGCCGGAGTGGGTGCAGGAGCGCATCAAGGGCAGCGAGACGTGGAAGAATCTCACGGAGATCCACGACGAGAAGGCTTACGCGGCGGCAGAGCGCACGGCGATCCAGAGCGAGGGAAAGACGCCGGAAGCGACGCCCGCGCTGATGGACATCGACGGATCTGACGGTCAGCTCCCGTTCTGAGGAGGACACCATGCCGAACAGGATCTTGAAAGAATCAATTAAGAGCAGTCCTCAAATTGATATGCTTTCATGGTTTGAAGAAGTGGTATTTTACCGCCTCATGGTTTCGGCTGACGATTACGGATGCATGGATGGACGGACGGTCCTTCTGAAGAACGAGCTGTTTCCGACGAAGGACACCGTCACAAAGAAAGCTGTCGAGGATGCTATCGCGCATTTGGTCTCTATCGGCCTGCTGTGTAAGTACACGGTGAACGGTATGCCTTACCTGTTCTTCCCGACATGGGAGAAACATCAGCGCATTAGAAATAAGCATCGAAAATATCCCGAACCGACACTTGACAGCAATTCGCTGTCAAATGACGGTCAAATGACAGCGAATTGTCAGTCTGAATCCGAATCCGAATCCGAAATAGAATCCGAATCAGAATCCAAGAGGAAGGGTGTGCAGCGCTTCGCGCCGCCAACGCCCGCCGAGGCCGCTGAATATCATGCTGAAAAAGGCTTTTCCTTCAGTCTGGAAGCATGGCTCTCTTACTATGAGGCCAACGGCTGGACGGTCAACGGACGGAAGATGAAGGACTGGCGGGCTTCGATGCGATACTGGCAGACGAAGGAGCAAGACCGACGCCCGCAGAAGCAGTCCGGCAAGATGACGACGTTCTACGACATCGCCCAGAAAATGAAGGAGGGTGGCCTTGTATGACATTCGATGAGACAAACAATATCCTTACGCTGCTGCAGACGGAGTATCCGCAGAGTTTCAGCAAGATGGACGACAGGGCCATGGCGATGAAGCTGAAGCTCTGGGCCTCGGAATTTCAGTATGACGATTACAAGGCCGTTTATGCCGTCGTGCGGGCGATCATCAGCGCCGGCGGGCGGGAATTCGCACCGAACATCGGGACGATCCGCGAGAAGCTGCGGAGCTTCAGCGCTGACGGAGAGCTGACGGAGAACGAAGCCTGGGCGCGTGTGAGCCGGGCGATCAGCAACGGGATCTATGGCTACGAGAAGGAATACGCCGCGCTGCCGCCGCAGATCCAGAAGGCCGTCGGCGAGCCGGAACAGCTCAAGCGATGGGCTGTGATGCCGGTGGACGAAGTGCAGAGCGTGGTCGCGTCCAACTTCCAGCGGAGCTATCGTGCGGTTGCCCAGCGTGAGCGAGAGCTGGCGCTGATCCCGCCGGACGTGCGGGAGCTGCTGGTCGGCGTCAGCGCGGCAATGCTGCCGGAGGCGGCGGAATGAGGGACGAGAGGCCGTGCATCGACTGCCCGGACCGGCACGTCGGATGCCACGCTGACTGCAAACGGGAACAGGCGTGGCTGGAGACCGAGCAGGCGAGGCTGGACGGGATATACGCCGCAAAGCATTTCGACGATGTTGTGGACGATTTCCGTGTCGTGCAGATCCAGCGGACGAAAAAGAGAGTGAGGCGGAAGAAATGATGCGGATAACGCTGAAAGGGACGCCGAAATCTTTGAACGAGTACGTCGGGAAAAACGGCGGATACGCCTATCGAAAGGACAAGGCGATGTGGACGCGGCTGGTTTACTATGCTGCCAAAGCGGCCCAGGGCAGACCGTCTGAGCCTTATGATCTTGCAGACGTGGAGATCATGTATTTCTTCAAGACGCGCGGGCGGCGCGATCCGGACAACTTCAGCGGAAAGCTGCTGATGGACGGTCTGCGTCATGCCGGGATCATCGTGGACGACAGCTTCGACCACATTCGGCTCCACGTCGCCGGAGGATATGACAAGAGGGAGCCGCGCACCGTGATAACCGTGAGGGAGGCAGAACCATGACGGAGCCGGAGGTCGGTGAATATGTCCGCAGCACCGGTGCTGTCATCTGCCACATCATGCGACCGCACTACATCGGGCAGAAGGTGCTGTATGAATGCTCCACGCAGTCAATGCGGAATCTGTATCAATGCGGCATCCTTGAGAAGTATATCCCGTATGAGGGGCGGATGCGCTCAATCATCTATACCGGCAAAAAACAGCGGACGCTGCTGACGCATTATCCGGGGATTGAGATCTACGAGTGCCTTCCGTGGGATGTATATCCAGAAAGGACAAAGGGATGGACGCAGAAAGAATACGAGCCGGTGCAGCTGTCGCTGTGGTAGAGCAGACCTGCCTGTTTGATACGCTGCCGGAATCGCGCTGGCTGCCGAGGGTGGACAATGGCTGTCGGATGTGGGAATGCCCCGATTGCGGCGGGCGGATGATCGGCAACTTTTGGGATGAGGGTTTTTGCCCTTACGAGTATTGCCCGTACTGCGGAGTGCGGAACGGGAAGAGAGATTACAGTCACAGGAGGCTGGACGATGACAATGGCACCTGAAGAGATCTGCCGGGAATACCGTCAGGCGAAAGCGCCGACGAAGCAGATCCAGATCCTCGCGGATCTGAACGGATGCAAGAAGGACGAAATAAAGCGAATCCTCATCGACGGCGGTGAGAAGCTGCCGGGCAATATGACGGCTCCGGGGGAGCGCAAGGCTCCGAAGGCGATGCCCGTGCCGGACGAGACCGCAACAGCGCCTGTGAAGCCGGAGCCGGTGAACCGAAGTGACAGGGCTGCCGTCATGGCGATGAGGATACTCCGCGACCGGCTGATGCGGACAAGCCTCGCCGATAACGAGTGGGCGGATTTCTGCCAGTTCGCACGCGGCGTGATGGCGATGTGGGAGGCGATGGAATGAAACATAAAAACATCGAGGCATTTATTATAACCATAGTTTGCATTATCTTCATCATTCTCTGCGTAGCTATGGCGACGCCGGCGGCAGCCTATGAGGGCGAGCGCATCACCACAGCACGTCAGGACGCGCTGCACGAAGCGGCAGAGATGCTCCGCGCCGCCGGGCTGACGGAGGATGACCCGGCGATCATGGTGCTGTCGGCTGAGTGGTGGGCAGAGCAGGAAGCGCTGGACATCGTGGCGCGGGTTGTGCAGGGCGAGGCGGGATCCTGCCCGTGGCTCCATCAGGTCGCTGTCGCCGCTGTGGTGGTCAATCGGGTAGCAAGTCCGTATTTCCCGGACACGGTGCGGGATGTGGTCGCATCGCAGGGGCAGTACACGACGCTTTATCTGAGCGGCTTTGAGAAGACGAGCCGTCAGTGCTATGAGGCAGCGAAGAAAGCGTTGGACGGCGAAAGCGGAGTCCCGGAAGATGTGATTTGGCAAGCTGAGTTTGTGCAGGGTCGTGAGGTATGGTGGCAAAGCGACGTTGATACGGGTTGGTATCGCAGCACAACGTATTTCTGCCGGGGCATTCCGGGGGTGAGTTGATGGATGACATGAAGCAATTCCGCTATGACCGCGATGATGCCATGACGGCGGCGGTCATGGATGATGACTGGGACGCGGTGCGTAGATACTGCCGGAAGTACAAAGTGCCGATTCCGAAGGACGAGCGCGTGATGAAAGCCGGGATTTATAAGGCGGTGCAGGATATTCTGGATATGCCGCAGGAGGTCAAGGACGTGGCAAGAAAGAAGTGCATCGCGTTGGGATTTAAGCCCACAATGTGGGGGTGAACTTATGCATGATGGGCTGGTGAAGCGACTCTTGGCGATGCGTTCGCCGTTGTCGAGGACGATGCTCCCACCATCATCCCGGCAGAGGAGGGCGAGATATGAGTGAAGAATGTGCCGCTCCCGGAGCCGCCGAAGGAGGAAACATAATGGCATTTAAAGACTTTGCATTTAAGCCTCCGATCAATGCAATCAGAGTCAAGTCATGTGGGAACGATTGGGTAACCGATTGTGATGCTACGTTGACAGCAGACAAAATAAGAGGCTTTTCGCTTGATTCTGATGGTGTACACATCTATAGCCGGGAACGAGATATTCACGGTGATTATGATAACGTTTATGTTCCATACACAAATCTTGAAGCTATTGTGTTCTATTTTGCAGAGCCGCCGAAGGAGGAATGAGCATGAATACGTGCGCTGACTGCTATTGGTACAGCGACATTACAGTCCATGTATGTGAGCTGGAGAAAGAGCCGACATCCGCAGATCAGGAGGCTTGCCCGATGTTTGAACAGAAGGAGGAATGAGCATGAGCGAAGCATTAAGAGAGATGACCTATGACGAGCAGATTGCCGATTTCATCATACACATCTTGGCAATCGAAACGCCGTTCAGCGTCAAGCGCGATTTGATAAGCCACCTTTTGAGCCTAACCTATCGGCATGAGCGGGATATCAAGGACGCACTTTATACGCCAACGCCGTCATGCTCTTTCAAGGCAGAGGAGGGCGAGTGATGGACGGCTGTATCTATCGCACGAAAGACGGTGAGTGTGAACTGTGGGAGAATGATAGGAATCACTTTCCGTTTTGCAATCCCGCTTGCGACCACAAGCATCCATCAAATGCCGACCGCATCCGCGCAATGACGGATGCAGAACTGGCAGAGTGGATTTACCAAGTGCAAGACGGGGACGCATACCAAAAAGAAAATTTCTTGCCGCCGCTCTCCAAAGCGTGGTGGTTGGATTGGCTAAAACAGGAGGCGGGGAATGGGCCGAAAACGTGAAGAGCCGCGGACGTGCCTGCGGTGTGGTGGTCAACTGCCGGAGAACTGCTCCTCATCCAGGCGCTACTGTGACGAATGTGGGAGGCTGCACAACATCGAGCTGACGCGAGAACGGCTGCGGAAGGGATATGACCGCAAGCTCGCCGAGGATCGGTTGAAGCAGTCCGCGAAAGACCGGGAATACTGCAAGAAATGCCGGTACTACGGCTCGGAGGAGTACGGTCACAATCTCTGCGATTATATGCTCGTGACGGGGATCAGGCGTGGCTGTCACTATGGCGTTGGATGTGAGAGGAGGGTGATGCGTGAGCTGGCGAAGTGAGGCACGGACGGCGCTGCGGCTCTATCCGAAACTGAAACGCCGACAGGGCGAGAACGAGATGCAGATCACGCCGGTCTATGGCGGTGCGGCTGTCCAGCACGGTGCGTCCCGCACGACCGAGAACGTGGCGCTCAGATCTACGCTGACCGAGCGCGAGGAGAACATCATCAGCGCCGTGGAGTTTATGCTACAGATGCAGCGCCGGTATTACAATGCCGATGCGCGGATGAAGATGCTGTCGCTTGTCTACTTCCGTCGGACGCACACGATGCAGGGCGCGGCGATGGAGGTCGGTTACAACATCAACACCGTCAAGGCATGGAATACCGAGATGCTCACGGCGGTGTATGTGGCGCTGAGAAAGTGAAGGGGTGCGCATGAACGAAGCGTATGAAGAATATTTACGGTCTGAATACTGGAAATCATTACGCGAAGAAATACTGGAGAAGGATCACCACAGGTGCGTCGTTTGCGGGAGAAAGGAAAACCTAAATGTCCATCACCTGACTTACGATCATCTTGGGAACAGAGAAGCAGAGTGGTTCGATTTGGTTACTCTTTGCCGAGACTGCCATCAAAGAGCGCATGAGTTGTATGACAACTTCGAGATTAGGCACGATCTTGAACAGCGGCTGTATGACGCGAACAAAGCGCAGCAAGAGGCCGTTGCAGATATCTGGGTCGATGCGCTTTTCCAACTGACATACGGG